GACCATGTCGGCAGTGCAAGCTCGCGTCCATTATGCGATGAAACAAGAGTTTAAATTGCTCAAAAGCATCATTCGTGACTACGCTCCTACAGAATATGAGTATGAGCCACAAGGTGGGAACAGGAAAGCCAAACAGGCTGACTACGATATGGTGGAGGTCATCCCCGTATCAGATCCTAATTCCTCCACAATGGCTCAAAGGATCATGCAGTATCAAGCTGTGATCCAATTGTCTGCCACTGCCCCCCAAATTTATGATTTGCCTAATCTGCACCGCCAGATGATTGAAGTTCTGGGGATCAAGAACGCAGACAAAATCATCCCCAATACGGAAGATGAGACACCCAAAGATCCTATTAGCGAAAACATGGCTCTTCTTAATGGAAAACCCGTTAAGGCATTCATGTATCAGGATCATGATGCACACATAGCGACTCACACCGCCATGATGCATGATCCAATGATCGCAGCCCAGATTGGGCAAAACCCAATGGCACAAAAAATCCAAGCCTCAACAATGGCGCATATTGCTGAGCATTTGGCATTTTTGTATCGTAAGAAGGTGGAAGAACAGGTCGGCGTTCCGCTTAACGCGCCTGATGAAAAACTACCTGAAGATGTGGAGGTTGAAGTTTCCAGATTAGTTGCACAGGCTGCAACTCAATTGTTAAAACTCAACCAAAGCCAAGCTCAGCAAGCGCAGGCTCAGCAACAGGCCCAAGATCCACTTGTGCAGATCCAACAGGCAGAACTTCAAATCAAACAAGCTGAAGCCCAAGCCAAAATACAGAAAAACCAATCTGATGCCCAACTGGCTCAGGCCAAACTTCAACTTGAGATGCAGCGGTTGGAAACACAAAAACAAATTGATATGGCAAGGCTCCAGTCGCAAGACAGGCAAGCCACTGAAAGAGTTCAATCTCAAGAGAAACAAGCCAATCAAAAAGTTCAAGTTGACCTGTTTAAACGGGGAAATAAATGAAAGAACTTCAAATATTGATGTCTCAACTCAAGGATCACGAGTTGAGGATATCAGAAAGTCTTGTTGGGGGCTCCGCACAGGACTACGCCTCCTATCGAGAGGTTTGCGGCAATATCCGGGGTCTATTGCTCGCTCAAAACCTAATTTCCGACCTTGTGCGTAATTTAGAGAAAGACGAAGATGACTGACATACTTATTAGTCAAGATGGAGAAACGGCGACATCCTTACCGGATACGCCAGAGGCGAAGGCAAAACAACTGCCTGATCCTGCAACATTTCACCTTTTGTGCGTTTTACCAGAGGTTGAAGAGGAATACGATAGCGGAATTATCAAGTCCGGATCCACTATGCATTACGAAGAAGTGCTGTCGCCAGTGCTATTTGTCGTGAAAATGGGCCCAGATGCGTATAAAGACGAGAAAAGATTTCCTTCAGGAGCATCTTGCAAAATAGGTGATTTCGTACTTGTCCGTCCCAATACAGGGACTCGGATCAAGATTCATGGCAAAGAATTTCGCATCATCAATGACGATAGCGTAGAGGCTGTTGTTGAAGATCCCCGTGGAATATCCCGTGCGTAAAGGAATAAATCATGGCTCAAATTGAACAGACTGAGTTTGTATTTCCCGATGAAATCGAGGAAAAAGAATCTAAAGCTGGGGGCAGGGTAATTCAGGCAGAACCTGAAGACAACGAAGCGCCACCAGAGATAGAAATTGTAGACGATACACCAGAGGAGGATCAGAACAGAACTCCTATGGAAACGCCGCCGGAAGACCCGACAGACGAAGAACTCGCGACATATTCAAAACGCGACAGAAACCGTATCAAGGAATTTACCAAAGGTTATCACGAAGAACGCAGACAAAAAGAGTCTGCCCTGCGTGAGCGAGAACATGCTCTCCAGATTGCTCAGGCAATTATGGAAGAAAACAAACGTTTAAAAGGGACGGTTAATCTTAACCAAACAGCCCTTTTAGACCAAGCCAAGCGTGTTGTCAGCCAAGAAATGGAAGAGGCAAAACGCAAATACAAAACCGCTTATGAGTCAGGTGACGCAGATGCTTTGGTCGAAGCCCAAGAGGAAATGACCACTGCCAAGCTGAAAGCAGAGCGTGTAAACAACTTTAAACCGCAGCCTATTGATGAAACACCCGTTGTCCCACAGCAACAGACATACGAAGACCCCAAGGCTGTCGAGTGGAAAGCTAACAATAAATGGTTCGGATCTGATAAAGAAATGACTGGATTTGCGTTAGCACTTCATGATAAACTTGTCAATGAGGAGCGTTTAAACCCTCAAAGTGACGAATACTACCGCAGAATCAATGGTAGGTTGCGCCAAGTGTTCCCGGAGAAGTTTGATTCCGGAGAGCCCGCTGATGCGAAATCTCAGCGCCCTAAATCAAACGTTGTGGCTTCCGCATCTAGAAGTACTGCGCCTAAAAAAATCGTACTATCAAAATCAGAAGTTGCTATCGCCAAACGGTTGGGACTTTCTTTAGAGAGTTATGCCCGTGAGGTTGCGGTTTTAAGGAGAAAAGAAAATGGTTAATCAGACACGTACAGCGAGAACAGAAGATTCAAGGGAAGAGTATCAGCGTCCTGCACAATGGATGCCTCCAACCTTATTACCCGATCCAGAACCCGAGGAGGGCTGGGCATTCAGGTGGATTCGACTAAGTACCCTCAACAACCCTGACCCATCAAATATTTCTTCAAAGCTCCGCGAGGGTTGGGAACCTGTAAAGGCATCCAGTCAACCAAAGCTCCGTATGTTAGTCAACCCGAACGGTCGATTTCCAGACGGAATTGAAATTGGTGGATTGTTACTTTGCAAAACCCCAGATGAGTTTGTTAAGCAGCGTGATGCTCACTATGCGAATATTGCTAATTCGCAAATGACATCTGTTGATAACAGCTTTATGCGTGAAAGTGATCCAAGGATGCCTATGTTCAAAGAACGTAGCTCTAAAGTCACTTTTGGTAGAGGAATCTAAACTTTAAAGGAGTCTTAAATGGCTTATCCAACGGTGTCCGGGCCTTATGGCCTAAAGCCGATCAACCTGATCGGTGGTCAGGTATTCGCTGGTTCTACCACTGAATTACCTATTCAATACGGTTATGCAACCGATATTTACTACGGAGATCTCGTGAATGTTATTCGCGGTAACGTAGTGAAAAACACAGATACAACTAGCTCCACTGGAACTGGTTTAACTGGTGTATTTTTGGGCGTGTCTTACACTAATCCAACTACTAAGCAAAAACAATTTGCTCAGTACTGGCCCGGTAGTACAGCAGCAGGTGACGCACAAGCTTACATTTGTATCGATCCCGATACAGTGTTCAAAGTGGTAATGTGTTCTGCTACTACAACTATTGCTTCTGCTTGCACAGCAATGATTGGTCAAAACTTTGGTCTGATCCAGAACGCAGGAAGCGCTAACACAGGTAACTCTGCTGTTGCTGCTCTGTATTCTTCAACAAACACTACAGCAGCTCTTGCACTTCGCATGGTTGGCCTAGTACCTGAGACAGCAATTACGCAGTCTGCTACAGGTTCTTCTAGCTCAACAACCATTACCCTCACAGGTTCTGGTTTGTCAAGCGCTGTTACTGTTGGTACTGAAGTTGGTTATACAGCCGCAAACGGCCAATATATCCAATCTGGTTCATATGTATCAGTAGCTGCTGCCGCTGGTGCTACCTCAGTAACCATCAACAGCGCTATTGCTGTACCCGGAAGTATTACCGCCATTCCTAGTGGCTCTAATATTGTTTTCACCCAGTATCCTGAGTTGCTTGTGAAGTTAAACTTTGCAACGCACCAGTACTACACTGCCGCAGCAGTATAAGGAGCTAACAAATGGCTATTTCACGCGCACAACTACTTAAAGAACTCTTACCCGGCCTTAACGCTTTATTTGGCGTTGAGTACAAAAGCTACGGTGAAGAGCACAAAGAGATCTACGAAACTGAGACATCAGAGCGTAGCTTCGAAGAAGAAACAAAGCTGTCAGGTTTCTCTGCTGCACCAGTCAAGAACGAGGGCTCAGCCATCAGTTATGACAATGCACAAGAAGCATGGACTGCACGTTACACCCACGAAACCATTGCGATGGGCTTCTCCATCACTGAGGAAGCTGTGGAAGATAACTTGTATGACAGCTTGTCTTCACGTTATACCAAGGC